GAGTCGATACTAGAATATTCAGTTAATAACTTTACACGAGTATCACCAACACCACCTGCAGTGATATTCATATTCACATATGGATTATCATCACCATCTACAGTAAAGTAATAACCAGGATATCCTGCTGCCGAAGGAGCTGCACCTAAAGAAGCATATTCATTCTTATACTTAACTTTAGTGGGCATATTGACTTCGCCCGTAGCACCATCAAAATTGGTTGTAATAGAACCAACAGACAAATTAAGATCACCTGTTCCATTGGGGGAAATATTAATATCTCCGTTAGAAGAAGATACAATGCTATTACCATTTACATCTAACGCCGCAGTAAGGCTAGTGTAATCTGACGGTATAAACGAAGATCCGTTGTACCGTAGAACTTGTCCCGTTGCAGGGTTAGAGACGCTAATATTTAAATTAGATCCATTACCCAAAGCGGTATATAGTTCATCAAAGTTGTCGTTGATCTTATCACCGCCAGCACGAAGAGTATCACCTGTATTATCATTAGCGGCGGATCCAAGACCCAGTGATTGTTTAGCCATTACTCGCTACGATTTTTAGTTATTTATAGGATCTCTGGATCAACTAATTCTTCACCATAATCGGCAAGATTAGGAGCAGTCCAGTCATCAGGAACTGTAGTTTCAATTTCAATGTCAGGATTCTTATATCCAGAACCAGCATTACTGATTTCGACACCCGAAACTCCAATTAGAGCGCGAATGTTTCCATCAAATCCAGAGATAGAGTCAATACGAACTGTTGGTCTAGAAGTATATCCAGAACCACCAGATGTTACTTGAACCTTGTCAATAAATCCAGTTGTAATCACGGACTGACCGATAGCATTCTGACCAAAGACAGAACCGAGATAATCGAATGTGATTAGAGAGTTGGACGACTCAATAACCGCAACTTCACGATCGTCGGTCTCACCTTGAATGTCGATAAAGTCACCAGGTTCAATTGGAGGAACAACTTCAGCAGCGTCAACGTCCGCTTCAGAACCAACATAAGAGAATGCAACAAACGTAGAACCTACGCGAGGAATTTCTGTAAAGATGATTCTAGAACCAACAATTTCAAAACCGATTCCAGGTTCCTGAATAACACCATTGAGAGAAACAATGATATTATTTTCAGGTCTAATGGTGCTAGATTGAACACCATCAGTGAGTGTAAGCGAATAGAAAACTTCATTACGCTTGAGGTTGAAGGACTGACGTAAGGAGTCAAACTCGAACGAAATATCGTCAAGTTGTCTCAGTTTACCAACATAGAATCCAGTAAACGATGCTCCAAGTTCAGGTGCTTCAGTGAATTGAATTTGGTTAGAGAATGCGGTATATGCATTATTTGCTCCAGGTGGTTGCAGGATACCATTAATAAAGATGAGCATGTGACCTGCAGGATCAGGGAGATAAGAAGTTCCATTTTCAATTGTAAGATCGAAGGTAGTTTGAGTACCATCAAATCCTTTGAAGGATCTCTTAACGCGAGCTTTCAGATCTTTAGTAGAACTAATCGCTGCAAGATAACCTTCAATAGACTTAACACCATCTCTAGGACTAAACGTTCCTACAACGTCACTAAGATAAATTCTCTTGAGTGTTCCTACAGTTTTAATATCCTGAACAAGTCCTGCAGCTGCGCCAGCAACGGCAACTTGAGTGGTAATAGAAGCGTATCCAACAGGGAAAGATTCAACACCATAATCACCAATCAAATCACCATTACTAAATGACCCTTGATACTCTACTGCGTAGATGTAATTGTTATCGAGATCAACTTCAGTAATAATTGCATATGTGTTAGGATCTTGAATACCACTGACAACCTTGTAAAGTCTATTACCGACTGTAAAGTTATTTAAACCACTAACAACACTGACTCCAAATCTTGTATGTCCATTAGATGCGAGTCTAGAACCAATTCTGAGATCAAAACCAGCATACTTGCTAACATCCAGATAAACTCTAGAGTTTTCAGGATAAACAACTGCAGTCTTTTCAAATGTTCCTAATAAAGTCTCAGTATCAACAGTTAATGTTCCACCAGTATTTGTCAGAACTGCAGCTTCGTTTCTATTAAACGCCGTGGGTTGTGCAGTTTCACCGCTAGTATATCCTTTGAATGGGATATCATTAGTAAATGTTCCTTTAAGATCAATTACATGAAGTCTGTCCTCAACTGCACTAATTTGAGCTGTTGTGGAATTAGTAGCACCAACAATAATATCTGTAATTGCCCAAGTTCCTGCGGTAACACGAACATCGAGATACTTGTAATTGGCATCTTCATGGAATCCATAAACAACACCAGTTACACCAGAAGCACCCTGCTTAGAAACATTTTCATTCATAGTGAAAGGACCATCGGTGATATCACCGTCAATTCTAAATCTTTGATAGATTTGAACAATCTTGGCACTATTTTCAAGTTTGGATTCAATTTCTGCATACGCATCACTAGATTGACCGTAGACATAATCAGTACTTTCAAGACCACCAGCAATGCCAATTACAACGTTTCTAGTTCCATAAGTTTTAGTTGGGACACTAATACCATTTTGAACAGTTAGAGTTGTGAAGTGAGTTCCAGTAATAAGTTGTTGTCTGATGATATCAAGAGAGAATCTGCTGATTCTATCAATGGAAGCGACAGTATAATCAGACGCTGCTGTAGAATCATAGAATCTGTAGAATCCTGCATTTGTAGAAGGTGAAACAAGTGTTCCTTGGATTGCTTGACTCAAGTAATCCTCAAGTAATCCAAGAGCATAAGTCTTGATATTGAACTCATTATCAGAATAGAAGACTTCACCAGATACTGCAGTGTAGGGATCAAGAGCACCTTTGTTAAACTTAGCACCCCAAGCATAAACACCCGTTGTTCCATCACCAGTCCAAAGTGATGCACCTGTGGAACTATTGTAGAAGACTTTCGTCTGAACAGAAGAGAAACCAAAGGAGAAAGTTGCAGTAATGAATACTCTATACCATCCATTGCCATAAGGAACGACACCATAAGCATCTCCAGTAACACCACCTTGAGGGGTGAATAGAGAACCAATAGTACCAGTATTCAGATTTACATCAAAGAAGATATTCTGCTCAGCAGCAGTGCTATCATCAAGAATAAGTTGGAAACGAATAGATTGCGATCCATTTGACTTGATAAACAAAGAACTTGTAAATGTCTGAGTTGCACCAACAGTGGGAGAACCAGTGTCAAATGTTTCATTACTAGTATCAAATGTAACTGCACCCGAGTCAAAAGTTTCAAACGCGGTCAGTGAATAAGATCTTTCAAAAGAGTGTTCTCCTCCAACCGCATTGGAAGCAGCATAACGATCTGCTGTTGTTGTATCATCAGGTGAAGAAGCAACGTTAGCAGTAGCAACAGAATTAGTGAATGTCCAGTTAGTTAAAAGTTCCTCTGGATTTGTAAAGAGGTTGATACCAGAAACCTGACCCGTAATGTTTGAAGTTATAGTCTTGGCATGTGCCAAAGTCTGAACATTTGTGGGTTCTGTATACCAATCAAATGCACTACCAACTCCACCAGAAGCGATTGTTGCAGTTGCTCCAGAGGTCTTACCAGTTAACGTATTACCAGCAACCCATGCAGTTCCTGTAAAAGGACCAACAATTAAGAATCTAGTTTCACTATCCCACTCAAGGACAGATGCATATCCACCGACATTAGAACGAACAACTTCACCAACTTGGAAAGAACCTGTAAGTGCTGCAGTGATAGTAATTTGATAAGCATTTTGCTTATTACTAGAACTTACATCAGTGGTTACAATATCATGAACAAGATCGTTAATAATCGTATCTATGAAAGAGTTGTAAGACCAACTCTCAGCACCAAACTGATTGTTAACAATTGTCTGAATTTCTTCTTTATAATAGTTTTGGTTATAAAGAATGTTCTTAGCAGCACTTCTACCAATCTTTCCTGCAGGAGCAAGAATATCAACTACGATGTCTACAAGGTCTTCAAACTTATAAATTACCGCTTGGATATCTGTAGTTGCTACGGCATCTCTGTATGCTGCAGCAGTTGCATATTGTGCTTCATAATTAGGAGATCCAACGTTAGAACCAGCAGTATAAAGAACATTGTTAAGAGCGTGTGTACCGATAGTCTTCAGTTGTTCAATAGCGTATACAGTAGCAAGAATTTCATCTTCTACATGATTTAACTGCAATGCTGCGGTGAGATATGTTTCTGCAGCTGCAATCGTGCTGTTAGTTCCACCAGTTTGAAGATCTGAAATAATTCCGAGAAGAATCAACTTAAGATCTCTCTGACATGTTGCTTCACCATTAGATCCAGGATAACTGAATGCGCTATAGGTGATGTTATTCAGAATATATTGGAATTCCACGGTTGTTAAACCTGTGCATTCCTGAGCGATTAGATCTCTATTGAAGTAAAGTCTATCTGCAGCAGTATTGTAATCAGCGCCAGTTGGAGCAATAACGTCATTAATTAAAGTAGTTAAAGTATCAATAGCAGTTTGAACGTTTGCACAATTACCACCATCTTGAGTGATACCCCAATCACCAACGATAATTGAATCGGTATTATCATATGTCAGATCACCAGTAATTGCCTGTTTTGCATAATATCCAAGACGCTCATGAGCGTATACAGACTGGAATACTTGTAAACGAATATGTAACAGTTCACCACTAGAACCAATGTAGAAGTTTGCTGCCTGAACAGTCTTCTCATTACCACCATTTTCAATATCATCAGCAATACCGTCTAAGATGAGACCCAAGTCAGTCTTACAACGAAGTGTTCCATCAGTGCTTCCACCATTCTGGTTTCTAGGCATATCCTGAGCAAGATCAGGATAACGCTGAAGCATATCATATGCTGCTTTATCGACAATGGCACTTCTATTCAAACGAATCAGATTTGCAGCGTCTCTAAAGCGATATCTGCTGGATTCATCAATTTGATTTGCATAAATGATGTCATTAATACCATCATGATAAGAAACTGGGAATTCAGTCTCTCTATAAGCATTAACTGTTGCACCTTGGAACTTATACGCAGGAGTTTTCTTAGTAATTGTACCCAAATGGTCAACAGCTGGATCTTGATTTGCATTCTCTAACGTATCGATGAGAATATCCATCAAGTTGCTAACAGTTGTAATAACATCGGAACAATCTGCTAAATCATATTCTGACTTGGTAATGGAATTATCAGCAGAACTTACAAAAGTGTGTGCATATTGATCATCTTGCTTAGAAGGACCAACATTAACAGTGAATGTATTTGTATCTGCAGCAGTGATGACAAGAATTTGATTTGCAGCAGGATCACTCTTTCTAGGATACTTCTTACTCTCGGTGTTGCCATCTTCAGTGCATGTGAACACCAAAGACTCTGTTGCAATAGAAATCGCATCGCCAGCAACTGTAATGCCGCCAGATGTTGCACTTACGAAAGTATGAGTGTAGTTACCGCCAGCAACAACACCGTTTGTAGTTGCAGAAGCAAAGGTGTGTGCTGAAGTGTCCCCAGAAGTCCCAAGATCAACGGTGATTGTATTATTTTTCTTGACAATGCCGTTTGCTGTTGCACTTACGAATGTGTGATCATATTGATCAGCAAGAGCAGAAGGACCGACATTAACAGTAAATGTATTTGTAGTTACTGCAGAAGGACGTAACCATCTTCCAGAGAAAGGATCTGTGGAACGGGGGTATGTCTTGTTCTCATGATTACCATCTTTAGTGCAAGTAAAGGTCAAAGAATTATCTTCAATTCTAATCTTATCATTGGTGGTAAATCCATGATTAGCAACAGTTACTACAAGAACACCTGTAGCAGCGTTATAGGTTGCTGCTGTTGCAGTACTCGTTGCACCATTTTGAGTAATTTCATATGAAGTTGTCGCGGCAGCGGGAACAGATCCATTAGATCCAGATCCTCTGCTGAATGTAAGTGCATTCTGAGCGATTTGAACATTCTGACCAACTTCCAGATTATTCTCAGGAAGTGTAATTACTGCAATACCTGTAGAAGGATTATAAGTTGCTGTAGTAGGAGTATAGTTGACAGTAGGAGACTTGCCAACATTAACTTCAAATGTATTCGTGGCAACATTAGAAACTTCTAACCAACCCTGAGAAGCAGGATCGTTTGCACGAGGATAAGTCTTATTGGCAGTATTGCCATCCATGGTGCAAGAGAAAGTTAAAGAATTATCTGCTAACTTAATTCTATCACCGTTGGAAAGACCATGAGAGTTAGAAGTGATCTGCATAACACCTGTAGTTGCGGTGTATGTTGCACCAGTTGCAGTTTTAGTTGTAGGTGCATTCAGTCCATGACCATTTGAAGTCAGAACCATTTCACCAGTTGCAGCGTTATAAGTTGCAGCACTTGGTGTGAACTGCGTTAATGCTGCACCACTCTGCTCGGTAATGGTATTATCAAACTTTTGAGTCAGTCCATGATCACCTTGTACGTCCCAAGGAGTATTGTTGATCACATATTTGACAATTTCAGTAACCTTTTCCAAGGTGTAAACCGTTTCGGGAATTTCACCCTCAACATGACTCAGTGTTACGGGATTAACAGTTCTATTCACATATAATGCTGCAGCATCCCAAACTTTATCATTACTACCATTTCTGATGTCAGTAACAACAGCGTCAAGGATATCACGAACATCATCTTCACAATTAACCTCTCCACCAGGAACAGTGAAGTAAGGATAACGATCCTTCATGATATAAACTGCTTCATTCGCAATAAAGTCCTTGTTCTTGAGAATATTATCAGCAGCATTAATATAACGATGAGAATTACCAGTAAATCCAGTGACTCCCAATCCAGAAGTGCTTCTAGATGTCGCTAAGATTGCATCATTATTAAAGTATTCATCCGCAGTGAAGGACTCAACACCAGACCAGTCATCAACATATTGCTGACCTTCAGCACCATCAAAGTGAAGTAGTAATTTTGTATTAGCATCCCCTTGGAACATTCCAGAAGGTGCTGTAAATGCTGTGGTATAACGATTTGTATTAGAAACACGCAGTTCATCGATATATCCTGCAAATTCATTAGCACCTGCATAATCACCACCAATTCTGAGTGGTTTTGCGGTATAGTTGCTAGAATCTGTTCCAGAACCTCTCTCAACACCATCAATATAAAGTTTGAGAGTGGTTGAAGAGCGAACCAGTGCAACATGATACCAAACATTGTTATTCAATGTGGTCAGACCAGAAGTTACCAGATCACTTCCATTTACATTGAAACGAACTTGTCCCGCTTCTAAGTAAACTCTAGCAGCAACTTCAGTTGCTTGAGTACGGAAGTCGAGAAGAGTCTTGGTTCCTGTTATCGAAGCAGCAAGAGGTTTAACCCAGAATTCGATTGTATATGCACCTGTTCCAAAGGCAAATTCGCTAGAAGATGTTGTGCTGATGTATTCGTCAATAGGAACTGCACCAACATTAACAGTGATTGTTGTTGAAGTTACTGCAGTAATATTACGAGGAGATCCAGACGCAGGATCAGTAGAACGAGGATATGTTTTATTTGAAGTATCTCCGTCTTGATCACATGTAAACGTAACTGCATTATCAGCAATAGTAACTGTATTAGAAGTTGTTAAGGAATGGTTGCCAATCTCCAATACTAAAGTGCCAGTTGCAGGATCATATGTCGTTCCTGCTGCAGCAGTATAAGTTCCAGTTGCTCCACCACCTGCAGTAATTGCATCTGCAACACCACTTACAAAGGCGTGGTCAGAAAGACCTGCAGAGAGTGCCAGAGATGCTGCTCCAAACTTCTTATTGGAAGTATTCAGATATGCACCTTGCTCCCAGGTCCAGAGGAAATAATCTTGACCATTAGATCTAGAGCGACCAATCTTACCAAGATAAACTGTCTTTTTAGCTTGATTATATCCAATAACTTCTGCTTTAGTATCACGAGTTCTAATAATTTGACCAGCAGAGAAGAATCCATCACCAACACTATCAGTAAAGGTTAGTTTTCTAACAGATCCTGTTTCACTGGTACTAAAGTCACCAATATTGTTACCATATTCAAGTTTATAGTTACGAATAACTTCATCTGCAGATAAAGCGCCAGAGGCATTATCATAAGGAATTACATAATTATTAAGTTGCTCATTTGCAGGGAAATCAGAGTTAAACGCTGTGCTGTTATCAGTGAAGTCAACAACATTAACTTGAGATTGTGAAATATCATCAAGGATGATATTAGGATATGTTTGAGACGCAATTCTGTTGAACAGAAGTCCAAAGAAAGAAGATCCTGGCGAAATATTTACCTGTCCGATAGACTCATTTGTTGTAGGATCTTGATAAACCGCAGTAGAAGTAATTCTAGCAACAACACCAGACGAAGCTCCAATGATAACATCATTGAGTTGAATATCAAACAGACCAGGAGTTGACTGATATGTACCTGTAGTCTTACTTAAAGTAAGATTAGTAGTTACTTCAATTGCTGTGCCGTAAATTGGTAACTGTTCTTGGTGAGAAACTGCAGTAGTTCCATTCTGACCTCTAGTAACAGTAAGAGTTGTAGAATCGGATCCGTTAGAGAAACTATCGACTCTGAAGATCTCAGAACCCATTTGATAGTTAGTTCCAGCTACAAATGTTCCATCTGCAACGACGCCACTGCCTGTAGTTTGAACAACTTCAATATTTGTAGTTGCAGCACCAATTTGATATCTTAACTCAGCAATAGGAGTTTCTTGACCTCTTTGAAGGTTAATTTGTTCAACCCTTGCAGTGTCTCCATCAAATGCAGTGACCTTTTCACCAAAGACGAAAAGACCGAGATTATAACTTGCAGTATTAGTTGCCAAGTTACCAGTAAATCCTGTAGTGCTACCAGTAATAAGTTCACCGATTTGGAAAGTTCCTTCAGTTGGATAACCATTAACAGTATCACCAACAACACTAGTAACTCGGAATCTAGCACCAGAAGAAACACCAACCAGATAATTACCTGGGAGTGGGAAAATACCACTTTGATTTGTAAAGGTAAGAGCAAATGTATTAATTTGTTCGATTGTTACATTTACATACTTAACACTTGCAGGAGGTTGAGGAGGTTCTTCAAAGACAATTGCATCATTCTGAATATTAAAGGAAGTTCCAGGAGTTTGAACAACACCGTTAAGAACAATCATCAACTGATTAGCGTTTGCAATGACATTATTACCATCAACAGTCAAGGGGAAAGAAATTCTTTCGCCATCAAACAGACTAGAGATATCATCCAGTCTCTGAACAACTGAAGTTAAGATGTTCTCTGAAGAAGTTAGTCTCTTTTGACGGAACAGAACTTCTGTATTATTAAACTCAGAATATACAGGTTCAACTAAAGCAAAGTTTTGAATATTAGGAACAATTGCTTCTTGAGCAAGTTCAACAGACTTAGTTAATTCAAAGAAAGTTTCTTTATTGGGAACGACGCCATATTCATTAAGATTAAGTTCACCAAATACTTTGAACGAAGCAGGGTGAACGTTCTTAATTAGAATCTCTTTCCATTCACCAATAGAAACAGCAGACTTGACAGCATAAGAAAAGTCTTGATAATAGTAAGAGTCTTGAATCTTCTGAATAATCTCAGAGGGTTTACCAACATCATCAATAAACTGACCTGTTGTCTTAGTAATAGATCCAATTTCAAGAACACCTTTAGCAATTTTCAGATCGCTAATAGTACCTGAAGACTTAGAGATAACACCAGTAATTTTTTGTCCTTCAACAAAAGTTCCAGTATAATCTACAATCTTAACAATTCTAGGACCAACTTGCCAACCATTATTAACAGAAACAAATCCCTGAGCAGTTGCAACATCCAACGAATCGCCCTGATAAACAAGTTCACCTTCCAGGAAAGTAGATGTTTCAACGTTTGCGGTAGCAGCACCACCAAAAGATTCAGTTAACAGAGACTGACGACCATTACCAACGTTACTAAAGGTAAGAGCATCACCCAATTCTGCGTTAGCGGGAGTAATTGCAAGTTTTAACTGATCATCTTCAAGAGAGTTAGCAGTTCCAGCGATTGCGTAATATGTTGTGGTTGAATTTAATCTACCAGTTGCACCAGAAGTTAGTGGGAACTCTGCTCCATCTCCAGTATCAGTTACAGTTACAGTGACTTCAGCACCATTTTGAATACCATGTGGGAAAGAGAACTGAAGAAGACCCAGGTCAAGGTTGATAACATAGTTGAATGAAGACTTCAGTGATACTGTAGGAGTTGAAGAATATCCAGCACCAGGATCTTTGATTAAAATCTGATCCAAGCGACCATTCTTGATTGTTGCTTCAGCAACAGCACCAGTACCGCCGCCACCAGTAATAACAACAGCAGGCGCTTGAGAATATCCTGAACCAGGATCATTAACAGTAATACTACTAAGAATACTTGTAGATGTTAACTGTGCGTTGATTGGGAACGTGATTTCGGGGCGGAGAGTATAATCATGAGGATAATCATAACCAAAGTTGTTATTCTTAAGTTTTTTAATCTTACCAACTTTATCTCCTCTAGTGAAGATTGAAGCACCAGATCCCGTAGCAGGAATGACAACTTCAACCTCTGCACCAGATCCAGTGAGACCTGCTCCAAGAATACCACTAACAGAATCAATATCAATCGAAGCAGTTGTATATCCTTTACCAGGAGACGTAACAATAATTGATTGAATTTGTCCAGGAATACTTACACCTTCAGAATCTGTTCCATCAGCAACGGTAATTTGGACTAAACCACCTTCACCATTACCTTGAATAGGAACTCCATTATAGGTGCCTACCGCATATTCCGTTCCAGGTTCATTAATTTGAACTCTTTCAATCTGTCGAGTAGACTGAATTGCAGAAACAACAGGAAGTCTAGTGTAGAATCCACCAGGATTGACAACTCTAATATCACCAATAGCTCCAACTGCTTTCTTGGAACTAGTGGTATAAGTTGTTTGATTAATATCAGCATCCCCTTCTGGTTCATTGAGTAAGGGGAATTTAAATACATCTGCACCACGAGTAATAGTTGCACCAGCAACACTACTAATCTCAAATGTTCCCTGATATGGTGAATCTACGACATCGAGATAACTTCCAGCGATGACAGGAGAATCATCTCCAGGTCTAGAAGGATCAAAGTAATAAGAAATATTAGTTACAATGTCTCTATCAACCTTGAGTTTAACAGTGGGGGTTGGTTGACCTTCACCAGTAACACCAGGTGTTCCAACACGTTCAATAGAGTTGAATGAATATTCAAGTTTATACAGGTTATCCTTAGAGAAGGACAAGTTACCACCCGACATTGAAGAGTGACTAAGATCAAACAAGTATTGATGACCATAGTACATCTTCAGAGTAGGGGACTTGATAAAGATGCTCACATCACCTGCAGTTGTAGCAGGATCAGAAACTGCTGCTTGAGGAAGTTTATAAACAAATTCAAGAGGACTGATTACACGATCAACAGCAAACGTTCCGTCATATTCATCATATACGGTTCCACTAACTTCTTGAGATGGATTACCGTCTACATAAATGACTTCACCTGCTTGTAAATAATTATTTGTGCCAGTAATTACATAAACTTCATCGCTATTTGCAACAGCAGTTGCTTGTAAAATCTTGGTTAGATTTGCGATTAAAGTAATCTTAGTAACACCCGTTAAGTTTGTAATTTGAGTTGTAGAATACGCAGCGTTAAACGAGATATCACCAGAGTTAAGTGTAATTACAGAACCTACAATAAAGGTAGATGATCCAGAAATTTCATCAATTCTTACTGAATAATCAGCATCACTATAAGGTTTGAATACTGCAAAGTCATCCAAATTATTTGTGCCACCAATTGTAGCTGGAGCATCATAATTTGCAAGATTAATATCAAATGTTCCAGGGGTAGTATTATTAACCTGTGCAAAGGTATAACCTAAGATTTCATTAGTATCCGCAGGAATAGGACCAGTAATACCATAAGTACTCTGTTCGTTAAACTGTTCTGTAGATAAACGACCAGTATTTAAATCATTAGACCAAGAGTTATTGTTTACTGCAAGATAAACAAAATTGTTTGCCGTATCGACTTTAGTAATGTATCCACTATTAACAAAAGTTCCTGAGGTCGTTCTAAGAACTAATTTAGATCCAACAGTAAAATTAAATCCTTGATTAATAGTCAGTTTTTGAATGTTATCAATCTTTGTAGTTGGAGTTACTTTGAAGAAATATCTATCCTTAACAACTGCGGTTACCTTCAGTTTTTGAGATCCAGGAGAAGGAATAGTTGCAGTTCTAGAACTCCATACATCCTGAGTATAAGTCAATGTCTCAGAATCCTGAGTCATTGTAGTGGTTGCATCGTCAAAATCAAGTGATTGTAAACCTGCAGCACCCATCGCATAACCTGTTGGTGAAATAGTAAGAGCACTTCCAGTTACAGGAGTAACTGCAGTTCTGGTGAATCCAATACCAGTGTTAGTTTGAACTGCTTTATCGCCAAGTCTTGCGGCATCAGCATCTTTATCCACCTTAATACCAAAACCAGCATAATCAATGTAATCATAACGATTCAGATTGGTAGTAAACCAAGCGGTATCCGTATATGAATAATTAATTGCAATTGCACCTGCAGTAGGAAGAACAGTAATATCACTAGGTGCAGTTGGATCAACGGCACGATTTCTCAAGCGAAGGTTATCTGCAATATAACGACCCTGTTCATTTACACGGAAAGATCCAGTAGTGCCATCTCTACCAGAGATTTGACCAATCAGAAGATCTTTATTGGCAAAATTAGTTCCTGTAAGAGATGCAGTGATAACAGAGATACCATTGACATATACTGTATATGAAGTGCCTTCTTTCTTTAATCCAATGAATTGCCAGGTATTATCCGCAAACATGGTGGTTTGCGTAGATTGTACTGCAGTTCCAGAATTAATTGCTGTAGAACTATTGGTGACAACTAATGATAGTTTACCGTCACCAACATCATAATACAACCAGAGACCACCCGTTGCATCGGCAGCATCACCAATAGAGAATAATGTATGTTGAGTAACACCAGAGACTGCAGTGAAATTAGTATCTTTAAAGATTTGCATCTCTAAAGTGAAATCACTATTCAACTTAGTTCCTAACTGAGCACCAGTTATTTTCAGATTTCCTTGTGTCCAAGTACTCTGACCTGCTTGATAACCATAAATTTTTGCATATCCAGCATCATAATCCAAAGAACTATTAGTTGCTGTTGTAGTAAGAGTATAATGTGTTGTTGTATCTGTAGTTGTAGAACCTGTAGTGAATGGGAACACAAATTCATTACGATTCCAAGAAATTTGACCAAACAGATGAACATCACCAGATTGATCAACATCTAATGCATGTGCATTAAGACCTTCAATATTTTGCTCATCAAAATCTGTAGTGGTATGATTTTTGACCTTACCATCATATCCAATCTTCAGTGTATCAGCAGTCTTTTTACCAGTGGTTAATTCATCTCTAGTAAACGCAATGTTTAAGTCACCGAAAATGTCAATCTCTGAGTTACCAACCATGGTAACTTCTCTACCAGGAGTTACATAACGGTAATTCCAAATAAGATCACCATCAGTATTAACCTTACCTACCCAAACGCTATCTCTAGTGGTATCATCCGACTTCAGACGGCAATTTGCCACCATATAGATTTCATTAAACTCATCAATACACAGACTTGCATTCATCATAGAATACAGTGTGTTTGGATAAGTCTTAATCCAAGAAGTAGTAATCGCAGAAGTGCCAATGGATGCTTTACCCAAGGCAATATCAATATCACCAGCGTTAGGATCTTGAGCAACTTCCATAAGGAAGTAGACATCAGTGCCGTTGACAATTATATCAGTAATTTTTTCGGATTTGTTTGCAGAAGCAAATTTACGTTTAACCGAGAAATTACCACTAGTATCGATAGATGCCAAGAAAGCATCAAAAGGATTACTGGAGTTAGTATTTGTAAATCCACCAATTAAGAAACGAGTATCCGAATACTTAACTAAAGAAGTAACGTTATCAGAACGAGTTCCACCAGAAATACCAGCATATCCCTTCTGGAAAGTAAGTGTTGCACTTAAACCGTTTTCTGCTTGAACATACTTAGCAAGAATAACGTCAGGATTATATGCATCGAGAACACTAGTATTGGGTTGATTATTACCAACTACCCAAATATCATTACCATCAGCGTAAACTTTTTGGAATTCTGCATATTGTTGTCCAGTTCCAAGTTCTAAAGTTTTTTCCCATTCTTTAACACCTGTAGCAGAAAGTTTTGCTACAAACGCAACAACATTATCAGAAGCGTCTTTAGTTTTACCACAGATAAAGATTTCTTTGTTCTCGTTTACAAATGCATCATTAATTTTTACATAATCGTTATTATTAATGAAAGAAACGTAGTAATCTGCCTTCTTAAAGATCTGAGGATGTGAAAGAATAACTCTAGGATTGCTGGTGTATCCAGATCCCGAATTTAATATGTTAACAGATTTAATAGCACCAACAGAATCAACAACTGCTTGTAAACTTCCATCTTGACCACTAGCACTATCAATAGTGATGATAGGAGGAATATCTTCGTTATAACCCGAACCAGTTTGATTGATTACGATTTCTTCAATACCTTTGTATTGTCTAACAACATACTGTTTGTTAGTACTATCCATAACAGGTGTATAGTCAACAAATACGCTATCACCAGTAACAAGGTTATGTGGGGTATTAGTTGTAAGGACGCCAAAGTTTTGTCCACTAATACTTTCAAAACTATATGTCTTAACAGTTTCGCCTTTAATTCTAGAAATACGAGCAGAAACTCCAGATCCATCAGTATCAGTATTGTCAAAGATGAGACGATCATCAACCTGATAGGAAGTTCCAGGATTTTCAATTGTAAATCCAGTTACAGACGCATCTTCAAATTTAGTAGTTGTTTCAACTTCGATATCAACTTTAGAATCAAGTTTTACCTTAGGGAAATAATCATAAAGTTGTAAAGGAGATTCTTCAAATACCTGATCAGGATCCAACAATTCTGCTTGATCAATAACACCACTTCTATCTTCGTCTTCTACTTCAAACAGAAGAATATCACCATTTTCTAGCGTTAAAGCATTTGTGGATGCATTAGGAGCACGCTCAACATCAATGTCAACATTTTCATAAGGATCGCGATAACGAACAACACCAGTAGGAATATTTTGCTGAGTTGCAGAAGCACTCAAGTTCCACTTATCAACAACAGAATTAAAGCTAGGACCAAGAATATAAGGGAATACTGGATTACCTGCTTCGGTTGCGTCAATAGTAACGAAATAGCAATACCTACCATTAGGGTAATCAGGAGTCTTACAGAAACGACCATTATATTGATCTAAATCACCCGAGTTAAAGATGTATTGATAATCTTCTACAAATCTACCTGCAGGTTCATCATTTAACAGAGGACCAGCAGTTCTAACAGGATATGGGTTAGTTTGATCATCTTGTACAAGTTCCGTTTTCAAACTATACGATGATCTCATTCGGATAATTTCAGATCCTTGATCAGTAGGATCAGTATATCCATAAGGACCGTAAATTGGGTTACCGTCAAACGCCCAACCAATAATAGGAGAGTGATTGAGTTGATCATCTTGTTCTAAAATAGTTCCTGATGTATTTTGAAACAGGTTATCACCAAGAATGTATCTCAGTCTCTGAGGATTGGACAAGTGAGCATACTCACCACCATATTGAGTATTATATCCTTCAGAAACAAATCCTTTAGCATCATCAAGAGAATTGGTCTCTTGTAAGTTATAGGTCCACTTAAATACTTCTGCACTGAAGACTGCATCTTGACCAACAGAAGTCAAGTTAATCAGAGTTTGACCTTGGGTATATCCAATACCTCTGTTAACAATAGTAATACTTGTAACCTTACCCGCGTTTTCACCATCAGTGTCGATAGTTGCTCTAGCAACTGCACCAAAACCATCACCTTGAATTTGAACTTCAGGTGCTGTTGTATATCCAGAACCAGCAGAAATGATAGCAACAGAAATAATTCTTCCATCATTTACAATTGGTTGTGCAACTGCACCAGAACCAGAACTCAACGAAACCGTAGGCGTTGAAGTGTAAGATTCTCCACCATTATCAATAGTAACTTCTTTAATGGGTCCTCTAACTGAAGCAGTACCAGTTGCACCCAGTCCACCACCACCAACAATAGTAATAGAAGGTTGTGAGGTATATCCAGAACCACCTTCATTGATAAGAATTCTAGAAACTACACCCTTAGTGATAATTGCTGTTGCAGACGCACCAGAACCGCCTCCACCGACGATAGAGACTAGAGGAGAAGAAGTATACCCACTACCACCAGAATCTACTGTAATTTCACTGATAGCACCATCAACGGTTACAGATGCTGTTGCGCCGTTACCACCGCCACCAGAAATAGTAATTACTGGAGGATTTGCAGCATCATACCCTTGACCCTTATTAGGAATCGAAATAGAGGTAACCGCACCAAAAGTTTTTGTGAGAGATGATTTATACGACCAGGCAGATACACCGTTAACCCAAGTTCCAATAGGACCAGAAGAAATATTATCCTTGGTGGAAATGGTTGTCGCATTTGTTGGGAATCTGTTTAATTTACGTTGGTTACCAGGTAAAAGAGCAGATCCAGGGAAAGGACCAATGTTATAGTTCGGAATACCAGTAGATGCAACGTAGACGTAGTTGTCATTAAAGAAAGTATTCTGAATATTAGTAGTGTAAGGTCCGATAGCATTAGATACTGCACTATCAACAGACTTACCCTTGTTCAAATCAATAGAAACAAGAATATTGCCTTGAGGAACTGTAGTTGCAGGTTGAGGTAATTGATATTGGAATACGGTGGCACTATCTCTAGAAGTTACAAGGAAAGTTCCGTTATAGATGATTGGGTTTGCACCATAGACAGTAACCTGATCTCCAACCAGAAGACCATGAGGATTGGAACAAGTAACAGTTGCAGACTGATTGTTTACACCACCAAAAGTGATGGAAGTCACTTCAATCAACTTCTTAACATTATACAACCAAGTTGTCAACTGAGAAGTTGTTCCTGTGCCACCCAGTTTAGAAACTGTCAGTTTATCACCAGGCAAATAGTAAGAACCAGTATCAGTAAGAACGGTTTGCTGAGCATCAACGATACCGACAATGTTCATCACCACTTCTTGTGGTGTTCCTTTATTCAAGAAAACAGTGAAGTTTGAAGATACTTCCGTAGCAGAATCCCAGTCTTCTACGGTTCCATTTACAGAACGAGTACATTCAATAAACTGGTTCAGAGATTTTTCTTTGTATTGGATAACTTCTTTTCCAAGTCCACTACCAATTACAAATTCACCGTTTCGTTCTGGCCAACCAATTGTAGAGTCAACTGTAATAATGCTATCATCTGTTCCTAAAGGTTCTGCAAGACGAGTTTTATAGGGAACAGTAAATGTGCCATTAATAGTTTCTTCTGAGAGAACAAGTTCAAAAATTTCTACATCAGAAGTTTTAATTGAGATATAGTTTTCAACCAGAGCACTTGCAGCCAAAACATTAGGGTCTGCAATATCTGCTTCCTGAGTAATCAGAGCATCTCTAATATTTGTTGGGTCACCACTAACTAAAGTTGCACGCAAAATTGTGTCAATAGACCAAGTTGCAGCAGAAGGTTTAATAATTTGATCTTTAGGATATGAAATGGAAACCGTTTCACCATAAAGAAGTTTAAACAGATATGCAATACTGAAAGAGGTTCCTTTTGCAGAATAAAAATCTTTAATTGACTTGATTGCGTTACGAACGTCAATCTTCTTATAGTCTAACTGAGGAACATCAGGTAAAAACTGTTCGGTATACTTATCAAGTAGTCTCTTGATAAACAGTGCATCCAAACACTTAACTTCTGTGTCTACATCTGCAGTAGATGCCAATGTGTTATTAGAGAATACGGCATTACCATCTTCTGTATATGAGGTTATGCCACTTGCCGCTCTGGCACATCCAACAAACGCTGCTTTATCATAACCACTACCAGTTTTTTGAACTGTGAATCCAGTAACTTCATTCAAACCAACTTCTGCAGATGCTTTTGCCGAAGGAGGATCTTGAATAACAATTTTAGGAGGGAATTCTGCACTATATTCCGCACCAAAATCGGTTACGTTAATATC